AAAAAGAAATAATGCCTAATGATCTTTATGGTGAAACATATCTCAGCTATAGAGATGTTGCACGAAAACTGATTACGATTGGTCTTTCAAAACCCTTTTATCGTCTCATCATAGGTGATGATAATGTGATATCATACTACTCAGGTAATAAGAGGGTATCACTACACTTTCCCGGTATCTATGCAATCTACAGAGAAGATACCGAAGGAAATCTTGAGGCGCTTTATTCGGGACATTCAAACAACAATATCGCAAGTCGCATCTATCGTTTTATCAAAGAGCTTCAGGGTAGATCAAGACCTGATGAGGCACACTATGCTGCGAAGAAAGCCAGACAAAACGGTGTAAGACCGACAGATAGGTTCATGATCAAGGTTCTTCCAAAAGATGAAATTCCTGATTTTGAAAATTTCTATTATGATATCGATAGAGTTGATGAGTGTATTGCACATTTACTCAAAACCAAATATAATGAAAGACTGATCTATGACTGATGATGAAAGAAGGAAAGATACGATAGAACGTATGGCTGAACTCATGGTGCCAATTGATAATGCAATCATGATGAGCGATAATGTTCTAGAAGTACTCATGCTTGCATCAAGCATGTTGATCACCGCCAAAGATATCTATGTACAGCAACTTGGCGGAAGCGCAGCAAAAGAACTCTTTCAAAACATAACGGATAAAATTGATGAACGAATCCTTCCTCTGGGTCGAAAAGTACCGCCCGCAAACCATTAATGAGTGCATTCTTCCTGAGCGTCTTAAGAACGTCTTTCAGGAGTTTGTGAACAAGAAAGAGGTGCCTAACCTCATGCTCACTGGCTCTGCGGGTGTCGGTAAGACTACTGTTGCCCGTGCTATGTGTGATGAGATTGGTGTTAATCATCTCTACATCAATGCATCAGAAAACCGTGGCATTGACATGCTACGAACGACTATTCGCAACTATGCTTCTACTGTATCACTGACAGCAGGCAAGAAGGTCATCATACTTGATGAGGCCGACTATATGACCGGTGATGCTCAAGCAGCAATGCGCGGCGCTATCGAAGAATTCTCTAACAATTGTACGTTCATCTTCACCTGTAACTTCAAGGCGAAGCTGATCGATGCAATTCATTCTCGTTGTTCTGTTATTGATTTTCATCTGAAGAATGATGAGAAGAAGGAGATGGCTACACAGCTTTTCAAGCGCCTTCAGTATATTCTTAGTGAAGAAGGTGTGACATATGATAAAGCAGTCTTGGTCAAGATCATCGAAAAGTTTTTCCCTGATTATCGCCGGACTCTCAACGAGCTACAGCGTTATTCTGCTTCTGGCAGCCTTGATGCTAGTATCGTGGCACAGCTTGCCGATATTCGCAAGATAGGTGAGCTTGTCGGCTTTTTGAAGAGCAAGAACTTTGGTGAGATGCGTAAGTGGGTCGTTGTCAATTCTGACATTGAACCACACCGCGTTTATCGTAAAATCTATGACAGCCTTTCAGAGTATTTTGCGCCTGAGTCCATTCCTCAGGCTATCATTATCATCTCAAAGTACCAGTATCAGTCCGCCTTTGTTGCTGATCAAGAAATCAATCTGGTGGCCTGTTTAACAGAACTAATGGTGGAATGCAGTTATGTTTGATAAGGATAGTGATCAAGCCAAGCTCGGCAGGGCTGGCGAAACAATCGTGATGAACTACTTCAATAAGAAGGGTGTAATTGTGGAGTCTTCTGTTGACCAGTATGACAGTCAGAAAGACATGCTGGTTGATGGTAAGAAGGTCGAAGTGAAGACACAAGTACCCTTCGTAAGCAAGGATTCGTTTTCATTCAAAAAGAACCAGCTTAAGAAGTGTCGCAATGCTGACATGGTATTCTTCGTATCTGTACCGAATGAAAAGAGAGAGCATTACTCTGCCGGTAAGGTGTATGCAATCGAGTCCAAGAAACTCCAGCATACAGAGTACACCACGAAAGATGGTAGAGATATGGTGCTGATACCCATCAAGCAAGAGGGTATGAAAGAGGTCTTCTCAATGACACCAGAAGAGTGTAAGATACTACAGCGTTACTCAGTTTCAGGATGGAATTAATGGCCGACTTGTTCAAAGATGTGGTACCAGCAATTTTGCAGACCAAGAAAAAGGTGATCACGGAAGAGAACGAGAAGGAATACCTACCATTCATGGTCAATCGGGCCCTGTCTTATCACTATGATTGCATTCTACATGCCAACGAGATGAACAAGCTTCCGGACACCGATAAGCTTCTTCAATTCCACTATCTTCTAAATACCATAAGGTCATATAAGAGGCCTTTTCAGAAATGGCAGAAGAGAGAAGACATTGATGGCATAGAGGCCGTCAAAGAATACTATAACTACTCTAATGAAAAGGCGAAGGAAGCAATGCTGGTTCTTTCAAATGACCAAATAGAATTTATAAAAAGAAGTAAAGGTGGTTTGAATGATCAATCTCAGCGAACTCGTAGAGGTAACGCTAAATGAACCAGACGATTTTCTAAAGATTAAAGAAACTCTTTCGCGCATCGGTGTAGCCTCTAAAAAAGACAACACACTATATCAGTCTTGTCACATCCTGCACAAGCAGGGTAAATACTATATTGTACACTTCAAGCAGCTATTCTTGCTAGATGGAAAACACTCAGATTTCTCAGAAGAAGACCAAGGCAGACTGAACACTATTGCTAACCTGCTGAATGAGTGGAAGCTGGCCATTCTTGTTGATCCTGAGAAGAGCAATTATCCTGTAGCACCCTTAAGCCAAATCAAGATCATTTCTCATAAGGAGAAGTCAAACTGGAACTTGGTGACTAAATACAATATAGGCAAGAAGCGCAAGGAAGAATAGCATGGCACAGTTCCGTAAAGATACACACAAGTATCTACCACAAGAGACTACAATCTTTGAAGTTATGATGCTTGCCGATCAATACGGCAATCTTGTTGGTCCTGCTAATCCTTCTGGTATGTCTGTAGACGCATTTGGTCGCGCAAGAATGTCTACACCACTAACACTGTTCGATTCCTCTCATAGATATAGAGATAACGGTCTTTGGGCCACAGCGAACAATGCAAATACAACAGTAGCATTCTCGCAGAATGAAGGTCTAATTAATCTCAGTGTTAGTGCCGCAGCTAACGATCAAATCATTCGTGAAACAACTAAAGTCTTCTCATATCAACCTGGTAAATCATTACAGGTAATGAGTACGTTTGTTATGGCCAACGCACAGACAAATCTTGTGCAGAAAGTTGGATACTATGGTGCAAACAACGGCATCTATCTAGAACAGTCTAATAACAACGTATATTTTGTAGAAAGATCCTATTCTACAGGAACATTAGTTGAAAACAAAATCGCGCAAGCTGACTGGAACATAGATACACTTCTTGGTGCCGTAGATAGCAGTCCTTCACAAAAGACACTAGACCTTACTAAGGCACAGATATTCTTTTCTGACATTGAATGGTTAGGTCTCGGTTCAGTTCGTTGCGGATTCGTAATTGATGGTCAGTTAATACACTGTCATTCATTCCATCATGCAAACTACATTACATCAACATATATGACTACTGCATCTCTACCATTGAGATATGAGATTAAAAACATTGGACCTACAGGCAACAATAGTACACTCAAGCAAGTTTGCTCTACTGTCATCTCAGAAGGTGGCTATGAACTCAGAGGAGCGCAACAGGCTGTTGGTCACTTAATAAATGCTCCTAGAGACCTGCCATCTGGTAATACAGAATATCCTGTTCTATCACTCAGATTGAAGTCGGATAGAAATGATGCTGTTGTCATTCCAACAGCGATATCACTTTTGGGTATTGGTAATAACAGCAGATTTTTATGGAAGCTAATTAACAATCCTACACTCGGTAACACATCATGGCAGTCAGCAGGAATAGATTCTGCTGTTGAATATGATATGAGCGCAAACACAATATCTGGTGGCAGAACAGTGGCTCAGGGATATTTTGCGGCAGATACTCAATCTGTTATGCCTGTTCAAATTCTCAAAGAAGCACTGTTCAAGTTTCAGCTAGAGAGAAACGGTTTGACGGGTAATTCTTATCCTCTTACAATATCTGTAACGAGCTTGAGCGCAGGAGATGATGTTCTTGCTACAATGGATTGGGAAGAAATTTCAAGATAATAACGGAGTATATCATGAATAGATTGAGCGTTTACAAGACACATCCAAATATCGTATTACCAAAGTTTGCAACAAGACAGTCTGCTTGTTTTGATATCTCATTTCAAAGTGCAGGCAAATATGAATTCAAGGGATACAATCAATACAATGCACCTTACACGCGACAGATAAGTGACGGTAAGGCTCGCATCATGCCCGGTGATCGTGCTATGCTACCAACTGGATTGATCTTTGATATTCCAAAAGGATATTCTGTTCGTATTCATCCAAGATCAGGTCTATCTTTCAAGCAAGGTCTTGTTCTTGCAAACATGGAAGCTGTAATCGATTCTGATTATGTTGAAGAAACATTCATTCTCATAGCAAACTTGTCAGAGGTTGATTATTCAATTCTTGAGGGTGATCGTATCGCTCAAGCAGAATTGATCAAGAAAGAAGAGTATGTTCTGTGGGAAATTTTTGAGGCGCCAACTCAGAAGACAGATAGAGTTGGTGGTCTAGGTTCAACTGGTGTCTCTCTTGCCGGTGATTTAGAAGTTGTTGAGCCGCTGAAGCGCGGGAGAGGAAGACCAAGAAAGGTAGCGTAATGCCGGGATTAGCACGTAAGAATGGTATAGATACAGTAGCAGCACCTGATGGTACACCAGGTACAATATGTCCGAGTGGTTTACCGAGGTGTGATGATCCTTCAACTCAATATACTGATGAAGGATCATCTACGGTTTTTGTAGGTAATCCGCCTTATGGTGTAGTTAGACGCGGTGATAAGATGACACCACATACTACAATTCCTTGCGGCTGTCCTATACATATACCGCCAATGGTCATTTGTTCTTCTTTCATCACAGTAGAAGGAAAGAGATTGGCCAGAAAAGGTGATCTCTACGTTGCTGATGGTGTAGAACATCCAATTTCTACAGCAGAAGAAACTGTTGTAGATGGAAGTCCTCGGTCTTAAAATAGTCTAAAACGTTGTCTATATACTGATGTGAGAATGAAGTAATGCGTATCTCACATATGCGGGGTAGTTTAATGAAAACGGTTGGTTCCAGCCAAACGATGTGAGTATCAAGCCTTGCCCCCGCTCCAGCTTCGCCTAATGGGAAGCTATAACTAAACAACTTGCTTAATAGGAGTTAGCAACATGTCTATCACTAAAATCCCCCACTTTGATCCTTTTTCTTTCAGCACATTACCAAAGCAGTTTAATACTGCAATCGGTTTCGAGCCGATCTTTGATAAGCTTGCTGAAATCGGCAGTTCTATGCCAAAGATTCCTACGTATCCTCCCTATAACATTAAGAAGATCGATGAGACAAAGTATGTCATCGAAATAGCGGTTGCCGGTTTTGGTCGTCAGGATCTAGAAATCGAAATTCTAGATGGTAAGCTTACCATCAAGGGATCAATGTCTTCTGAAGATGCAGATTATATCCACAAGGGTATTGCTGATCGTGCGTTCACCCGTCAGTTCACTCTTGCAGACACGGTTGAAGTCAAGAATGCAGACCTTATTAATGGTATGCTAAAGATTTGGCTTGAACGTTTCATTCCTGAAGATAAGAAGCCAAAGAAGATCAACATTGGTGAAGATACACCTGATACTTCAACCAAGCAGTTCTTGAACGAAAAGTACGGCGACAAGTAATGGTTTCATATCTAAAGAGACTGTTCAAAACGCGAAGCGAACAAGAACGAATGTACTCATATCTAAGTCAGGCTACAGATCGAATACATCTTGAATTTCTCCAGCGTGAGTGGGATCGTATGTCTCACAATCAAAGGAGCAATTGGTAATGGCACCGTATACTAATGAAGAGTCCGACTGGTTATCTGGTCATTGACGATATTATCCAAGGCAGAAATAGGTCTGCCTTGGATTTTTTATGGAGAAGTGTATGAAGAGACTTTTAATTGCTGCTGTTGCTTTCAGCCTTGCTATTGCACCAGCACTTGCTGCCCGTGATCAAATCCGAATTGTCGGATCATCTACTGTCTATCCTTTTACAACTACGGTAGCAGAACAGTTTGGTAAGACAACTGGTGCACCAACACCTGTTGTTGAATCCACTGGTACAGGCGGCGGCATCAAGTTGTTTTGCGCTGGTGTTGGAGAAGATACGCCTGATGCAGTGAACGCATCGCGTCCTATGAAAGACAGTGAAATTGAGATGTGTAAAACAAATGGTGTGACTGCAACCGAAGTCAAGATTGGTTATGATGCTATCGTCCTTGCTATGGCAAAGGAACATGAAGATATGAACTTGACTAAGGATGATATCTATCGCGCACTAGCCAAGTTCGTTATCATTGATGGCGAAGTTGTTGAGAATCCATACAAGACATGGAAGGACGTAAATCCTGCACTGTCTGATGGTAAGATTGAAGTTCTTGGACCTCCGCCTACTTCTGGCACCAGAGATTCCTTTGTTGAACTTGTGATGGAAAAGGCATGTAAGGAAGCTATCAAGAGCAACAATCTGACTGTTACAGAAGATGAAGAAAAGTCTATGTGTAAGTCCATGCGTGAAGATGGCGCATTTATTGAAGCTGGTGAAAATGATACTCTAATCATTCAGAAGCTACAGAATAACCCAAATGCACTTGGTATTTTTGGTTTCTCATTTCTTGAAGAAAGCGCCAACATCGTAAAGGGTGCAACTGTTGATGGTGTTGCTCCTGAGTATGATGCAATCAAGGCAGGTGAATATCCCATCTCTCGTCCATTGTTTGTTTACTTTAAAAATGAACACTTTGATGTTATACCAAACTTGAAAGAGTTTATGGAAGCATACAAAAGCGAAGACGCAATCGGTGAAGAAGGGTATCTTACCGAAAAGGGTCTAATCTCTCTACAATAAAAATCTAACAGTGGTAACGGGAAGGCACTATATACTGGTGTCTTCTTTTTTATTATAGGTACATCATGAAACTCATCATCGAAAAATCTGTGACAGTAATCACACCCACCATCGGCTCTCCTAAGCTTAAAGATGCAATACACTCGGTTCAGCAACAGACATATTCTAATATCAAACATCTAATTGTAGTAGATGGAATTGAGTATTGGAAAGATACTATCGACCATATACCAGTAAGGTATGATTATGAAAATAAAGGACATGATAATATTACAGTAACCACTTTACCATTTAACACAGGTAAAGCAGGAGGTAATTTTTACGGTCATCGCATCTATGCCGGTATGCCACATCTAATCAATTCAGATTACATCTTCTTTCTTGACGAAGACAATTGGTATGAGCCAGACCATGTTTCTTCTCTTGTAGAAGTTCTAGATCGCGGCAATGACTTCGCATACTCTCTTCGCAAAATTTTTGAACCGAATAAGACATACGTTTGCGATGACAATTGTGAAGCATTAGGTAAATGGCCAATCTACATGACTTTCGACAAACAACCGCAGATGCTCATTGATACTTCAGCATTTGCATTCAATAGAAAATTCCTTAATAAGACTTCACATCACTGGCACCATGGTTGGGGCGGTGATAGACATTATCTCTACAATGCGTTAAACTATAACCCAAAATGGGATTGTAACAGGAAACACACACTCTGTTATCGTCTTGATGGAAATCCTAACTCAGTCACAGCAGACTTCTTCTTGTTAGGTAATGAACAGCAACTGAAGAACTACAATGGAGAACTGCCATGGCTAAAGTGATGCATCACTTTCACCATATCATACCTCGGCACATGGGAGGTAGTAATGATGCATCTAATTTAGTTTGCGTAACTGTTGAGCAACATGCAGAACTACACAAGCAACTATGGGAAGATTTAGGACACGAACAAGATAAAATTGCTTGGCATTTCTTATCCGGTCAAATTGGTCTTGACGAAGCAAAAAGAAGAGCTATCATACAAGCAGGACAGACCAATAAAGGCCGAAAGAATATTCATAAGAATGGTATCGTAAAGAAAGTTTATCCTGATCAGCTTGATGAATATTTGAAAGAAGGATGGTCTTTAGGTCGTAACTTATCTTTCAAACATACAGAAGAAACAAAACAATATCTCAGTAAGATAAATCAGGGTAAAGTATACACCATCGAAACACTTACTAAAATGAGATACGCAAAACTCGGTAACAAAGCAACAGAAGAAACCAAACAGAAAATGTGTATGTCTCATAAGAAAAGGAATGAAAAATGAGTAAAGACCTAATCATAGGCGGCATGTCGAACTACGATTACGATAAAGTAAAATACTGGATCAATTCTGCAAAGAGGTCTGGTTTTGAAGGCGATATCGTTCTTCTAGCTACGAACATCTATGCAACAGATATCAAGAAGATTACTGCCGCCGGTGCTATCGTAGTTCCTTATGGTCGTGAAGATGCTGGAGGCAACTACGTTACACACCAACAAATGCCGCCTCATGTTGAAAGGTTCTTTCATATCTGGAACTTTCTGAACACATGTGGTACAGAGTATGATTTTGTAATCGCAACAGATGTTCGTGATGTGGTATTTCAGAGAAATCCTTCTGACTTTCTGGCATTCGATGATATGTGTGATTTCGTTGCCGCCGGCGAAGGCCTTGCATATGAAGACGAACCATGGGGTAACAATAACTATCTACAAGCTTTTGGGCCATTCTTTCACAATCTCATCAAGCGCATTGAGATATACAATGTAGGTGTTATGGCAGGTCAACTTGATATTGTTCGTGATATCATGCTTATGATCTTGCAGTTAAGTATCAATAGACCCATCAACATTGTCGATCAGGCAGTCTACAATTTCATTCTGAATACTGATCTGGTTAAAAGTCGTGCAGAGTTCTTTGGTAATGATTCCGGTTGGACATGCAATCTCGGCACAACTTTGGCAGCCATTCAATCTGGTGCTGGTGATATTGGTCAAAGAAATGATCCTACTGCACAGATTGTGTATCAAACAAAGTACATGTATAAGCAACCAATCATTCAAGAAGACGGTACTGTGTGTAACAGCCACGGCATTCCTTTCTGTATTGTACACCAGTATGATCGGATTGCTGGACTAACTGAAAAGATGAGAGTGAAATATGATGACGAAGCCTAAACTCAAACTTGGATTCACCGACTATTATCCTACGATGGATGAATTTTTTTTAGACACTCTATCTGTATTATTTGACATTGAACGTGATGATGAAAATCCAGAATACCTCATCTTCGCAGATGAAACATTTGGTACTAAAAACCTATCTTATGATGTTAGTAAGGTACGAAAGATTTTCTTCACTGGTGAAAATCGTAGACCATGGAACTATCAGGCACACTTTGCCATCTCATTTGATTTTATTGATGGGTCTCCGTTCTACCGTCTGCCTCTCTACATTCTTGACAACTTCAATGGTGTGAGAATGGGATGCAAGAGTTTGTATGATGTTAACAAGACTACAGTAACATCTGATGACTGGCACAGTCGCACAAAGTTTTGTGGTTTTGTTTCTGGTAATGGAGGCAGTCATAATCGTAATAACATGTTTGAGTTTCTGTCTTTATATCGGCAAATAGATGCCGCAGGTCCATTGTTCAATAACATTGGTCGTGTCATACCTAGAGGTCCAGAGGCTCAACTACATAAGATGGAATTTTTGAAAGACTATCGTTTCAATCTTTGTTATGAGAACAGTTCTTATCCAGGTTACGTAACAGAAAAACTTCCTCATGCGCGTATAGCAGGCACACTGCCTATTTACTGGGGTAGTCCTGTTGTCGATATGGATTTCAATACAGAAGCTTTCATCAATCGTCATGATTTTGAAACTGATGCAGAGATGATAGCCCATGTTATGTTGGTAGATAAGAACATGGATCTGTGGCTTAAGAAGATGAATACTCCTTTCATCAATCCAAAGAACAGATATATAGATTTAGATCGCTTCAGGCGCTGGTTCTTAAACTATGTTTACAAAGGTGAATAATAATGCAGAAAGTAATAGACTTCATTGATCAGAATTCGATCAGTAGTGTACTGGACATTGGTGCTAATGTTGGTCGATACTCACATGTGATCAAGTACTGTTTTCCTAATATTGATATCTTCATGCTTGAGGCCAATCCTTGGTGTGATAATCACTTGAGCCGTATCGGTGTACCATATGAAATCGCATGTCTCTCTAACGAGAAGAAGGATGTAAAGCTCTACATCAATCGTAAGAACATGATTTGCACCGGTGTCTCTTACTATCAAGAAAACACTATTCATTATAATCCAGAAGACTTCATGACTGTTCAGACCAAGCTTCTAGATGAGGTGATCTTTGAAAAGTTTGGTGAACAAAAAGTTTTCGAGTTCATCAAGATGGACACTCAAGGTTCAGAAGTTGATATCATCAAGGGTGGTGAAAAGACATTCGCTCAAGCAAAGCATGTTCAGATTGAAATGACGCTGCAAGAATATAATAAAGGCGCACCTCTCAAGGATGAAGTAGCAGAATTCTTGTCCAGTCTTGGCTTTAAGCAGAATTTGTTAGTTGAACCCATCTATCAAAATCATGATCCATCAACCGGTGTTGTTGTACAAGAAGATTGGATATTCTCACGATGAAAATTGCATTATGTTTATCTGGCCAGCCTAGATCATTTGAAAAAGGTTATGAGTATCACAAGAAGAACCTTCTTGATCATTATGATGTAGATGTCTTCATTCACTCATGGTTATATCCTGCCGAACTATTAGACAAGATCGAAGGACTCTATAAGCCTGCCGACATGACTTATGAACTACCCTTGAATGAAAATTTCTTCAAGAAGTATAATGTAGGCAATCCACAATATCCTGCATACAACACGACACAGATGTTCTACTCTGTTTTCATGTGCAATCATGTGTGTAAGAAATATGCTCAGACATTCAATATCAAGTATGATGTGGTCATTCGTTCGCGCTTCGACTTCGCTATCAACAAGAAGCTTGCATATGAAGAAGTTCAAGCGGGTAAGATTTATGTGCCTAATTGCCGGCAGAATCCGCAGCACACCGTTGCAAATGACCAATATGCATACGGCACACCTGAAGTGATGAACATGTATGCACAAACCTATAACAACATAGACTTCATTCATGGCCAAGGTTGCCCATATAATGGTGAAGAATTGATGTGTGCAAATTTGCAAGCTTATGGTCTATCTGGTGACAATATGGTCTATGTTGATGTTGACCATCCTTTTGAGCCGGATAAGTATGGCAGCATGAGGCACTCCCTCATACGTGATGACTTTAGCGCATGGAATAAATTGAGAGGTTAATATGCAGATACTTTTACCGATGGCGGGCGCAGGTAAGCGTTTCGCAGAATGTGGATATGAAGACCCAAAGCCATTAGTAGATGTGCTTGGTAAACCCATGATCGAACGTGTTATCGAAAATATGGGATATGAGAATGATTATGTGTTCCTTGTGCAGAAAGCACACATGCACCAATATGGTGATAAACTCAGACAGGCTTTCAAAAGAGTTAATTCATACAAGATCGTTGAAGTAGACGGATTGACAGAGGGCGCTGCATGTACAGCACTGCTCGGTAAGTTTGCTATCAATCCTGATGCTCCTCTCATCATCGCTAACACTGATCAGATCATGGAATATCACCGAGAAGATTTCTATGATTGGTTCTATACCGGTGACATGGACGGAGCAATCTTCACATTCAGAAGCCTTGATAAGAAGCACAGCTATGCTAAGATGGATGAATTAGGAAAGTATGTTGTAGAAGTTGCCGAGAAGGTTGTTATCAGCAATGTGGCCACAGTTGGTGTCTATGCATGGAAGAAAGCTTATGATTTCTTCGCTTCAGCACAGCGTATGATAAAGTTCAATATCAGAACAAACAATGAGTTCTATATTTGTCCGACATATAACATGATGATCGAAGAAGGTGCAAAGATTGAAATCTATGATATCAAGCGGCATCATCCGATTGGAACTCCAGAAGATTTACAAAAATATTTGAGATATAAGGGTGCATAATGGATATTATTCTTAACGAATTTGACAATGAAAAGTATTTCTGGGCCAAGTATTTCTTGGAGTCTAAGACAACTCTCATGGCTGCCGCTAAAGAACTAGCGATAGGACAGAGTATCGGTAATCCAAATGCGCGAAGCGTTTGGGAAACAACAGAGATGATCGACAATCATTCTGCAAAGATTTTATATGATGATAATCTAGAGCGAGTGAATAGCGGCCATGTTTGGATTGGATTCCCATATGCAAACATTAATTGGTCTACCGATGGTGTTGCACAGTTGATGTGCTTCTTGATGGGCGGCCAAATGGACATTGATAACATCACTCAATGTCATCTTGTTGGACTTTCTATCGATAAGCAAAAAGCTGGCTTCAAAGGACCTAAGTATGGTATCAGCGGTATGCGTAAGTATACCGGGTCATATGACAAGCCTTTCTTTGGTGGTATTGTCAAGCCTAAGACTGGTATCACACCAGAACAATTGCTAGAAATGACAAAAGAACTTGTTGAGGGTGGTGTAGACTTCATCAAAGAAGATGAGATACTTGCTAACCCGGCTATCTGTACTCTTGATAAGAGAGTGCCTCTCATTTCTAATTATCTTGCAAAGTGCGGTCGTAAAGTTGTTTATACGTTCTGTATCAATGGTGATCCGCATACAGTAACAAGTCGTGCCCGTTTTGTAGCAAATGAAGGTGGTACAGGAGTTCATATCAATATCTGGTCTGGTCTAGGCGCTTATAAGACAATTCGTGATCTTGATTTACCTCTCTACATTCATTATCAGAAGAGTGGTGACAAGGTTCTGACAGAGAAGACGCATCGATATCACATTGATTGGTCTGTATTGTGTTACCTTGCTGGTCTTTGCGGCGTAGACACTATTCATGCAGGTATGCTCGGAGGATATTTGAGTGATGATGAAGAAGAGATGAAGAATGTTATCAATGTTCTTCACGAACAGAATGTTGTGCCTGCACTATCATGTGGAATGAAGCCAAGTCTTGTTCAGCCGATTGTAGATATTGTTGGTGTTGATTGGATGGCAAATGTTGGTGGATATATTCACTCACATGAAGGTGGCACAAAAGCCGGTTCACTTGAAATGCGTAAAGCTGTAGATGCTGTAAAAGTATGAGAATTGTATCTCACAGAGGATATCTCACGGGACCTGATCCGTCCCGTGAGAATGAAGAATTAGCTTTGATTGAAGCATTAGAAAAGGGCTTCGACATTGAGTTTGATATTTGGTACATCGTTGAACGTTTCTGGTTTGGACATGATACTGCAAAGAAGTCTTTCTCTTTAGATACATTGATACACTGGTCTTCAAGGTATTCTGACAGAGAGTTCTATGTACACTGTAAGAATTTGTGGGCATTAGAAGAGATGTGTAAGTTGCAAAAGAGCAATATCATTCCTTTCTATCATAACATCGATCAGGCGATACTGTTGCGTAACAACAAAATCTGGTTACACCCTGATGCAGTTGATAGTTCTTTCTTGAGAGAACATAGCATCGCGATGTATCCTACGTGCAAGGCTATTAAATGGGACATTTCACTAGACATTGATTTTGAAAACTTCTATGCTATCTGCACAGATTATCCAGTTGATTTAAGGAATTCACTATGAACAAAGTGGCGTTGATTACAGGCATTACAGGACAAGACGGCTCATATCTTGCCGAGTTGCTACTTGAAAAGGGATATAAAGTTCATGGAATTATTCGCAGATCCAGTTCTATTAATACTGATCGTATCGACCATATTTACCCTCTTATTAATCTACACTACGGGGATTTGACAGATAGTTCATCACTCATTCGCCTAATTCAGGAAATCAGACCAACCGAGATTTATAATCTTGCGGCACAGTCACATGTGAAAGTGTCATTTGAGATTCCTGAATACACCGGACAAGTAGACGCACTTGGCACTCTAAGAATATTGGAAGCAGTGCGTCTACTTGGCATGGAAAAAGATGTTCGTATCTATCAGGCATCAACATCTGAGCTTTATGGTCTTGTTCAAGAAACTCCTCAAAGCGAGACAACTCCTTTCTATCCACGTTCACCTTATGGTGTTGCAAAGCTTTATGGTTTTTGGATCGTCAAGAACTATCGTGAAGCATATGGTATGCACGCCTCTTCTGGTATTCTATTCAATCATGAGAGTCCGCGTAGAGGCGAAACATTTGTGACACGAAAGATTACTCGCGGTCTTTCTCGCATCTCTAGTGGTTATCAGTCTTGTCTTGAGCTTGGTAATCTCAACGCAAAGCGAGATTGGGGACACGCTAAAGATTTTGTCGAAGCAATGTGGCTTATGTTGCAGCAAAAGACTCCTGATGATTATGTGATCGCAACTGGTGAACAATATTCTGTTCGCGAATTTGTTGATACTGCCGCACCATATTTCGGTTTTAAGCTTAGATGGGAAGGTAAAGGTCTGAATGAAGTTGCGGTTGACCAAAACAATATTGTTCGTGTGCGTGTAAATGAAAGATACTTCAGGCCTGCTGAAGTAGAAACTCTTCTAGGTGACAGTACGCGCGCCCGCACGGAGCTTGGTTGGAAACCAAAGTTCACATTTGAAAAGCTTGTAGAGGATATGTGTATCAATGGACAGTAATAGCAAGATTTATATAGCAGGACATAAGGGTCTCGTCGGCTCTGCATTGATTAGACAGTTGAGAGATAAGGGTTACTATCACATTCTTACCAGTGACACTGATTTAAGAAATCAAGCTGAAACAAACAAGCTGTTCAATGCGTTCAGACCTGAGTATGTGTTTCTTGCCGCGGCGAAGGTTGGTGGCATCGGTTTCAATAAGACATATCCCGCTGAGTTTATTCGTGACAATCTATTGATTCAGACTAACGTGATTGATGCTGCTAACTGGTATGGAACACGAAAGCTAATGTTTTTAGGTACCGCATGTATCTATCCAAAACATGCACCTGTACCGATCAAAGAAGAATACTTGATGACTGGCCCGCTAGAAGAGACTAACATTGGTTATGCTCTCGCGAAGATTGCCGGTCTTACCATGTGCCAGAAGTATACTGAGCAATATGGTATGCAAACTGTTTCCGTCATGCCAAATAATCTCTATGGCATTTTCGATAACTTCAGACTGAATGAGTGTCATGTTATACCTGCATTCATCAATCGGTTCATCGACGCGAAAGAAAAAGGTTTGTCTCAAGTGGTATGCTTTGGTGACGGCACGCCTACGCGAGAGTTTCTTTTTGCCGATGATTTGGCTGACGGACTTATATTCTTGATGAACAACCATGATGACCCAAAGCCGATCAATATTGGTCCTAATCGTGAGGTATCTATTCGCTATCTGTCAGAGTTGATCGCATCACTCGTTGGTTATACAGGTGATATCATCTGGGATACTGCACAGCCTAACGGCACACCAAGGCGCGCCCTAGATACCAGCAAGATGGATGCTCTCGGTTGGAAAGCCAAGACTTCACTTGAAGACGGATTGAAGATTACGATTGATTGGTTTATGAAGAATAGGAACAACTATGACCGCGTATAAATGGCCGCTGATGAAAGACACATTGACTTGGAGTGATCGCTTCAAGTTGGCCAAGTTTGTGCTGACGGCGGATCGTTTCACTCAAGGCAAGAAAGTTGAAGAGTTTGAAGAGGCGTGGTCTAAGTGGCTTGGTGTAGAACATTCGTTGTTTGTCACATCTGGCAGCACTGCAAATTTCTTGCTGCTTGATGCGGTCAAAGAAATGTACTTCAAGAAAAAGAAGAAGATCAAGGTGCTTGTACCTGCTTGTACATGGGTTACAAATGTCAATCCTGTTTTTCAGCTTGGTATGGAACCAATCTTCTGTGATATCAATCTGTATGATTACAGCTTTGATCTTGTAGAGGCAGAAAAGATTTCAAAGAAACATGAAATTGATATCGTGTTCACGACACATCTTCTTGGTTTGCCTGCTTCTGTTAGCTTGATGAAAAGCATGTTTCCTAAAGCTGTCATGATTGAGGATGTATGTGAAAGTCATGGTGCAGAGGATGTCTCTGGCAAAGTTGGATCAAAGTATGATGGTTCAACATTCAGCTTCTACTTTGGTCATCATATGTCTACCGTTGAAGGTGGTATGGTCAGCACAAACAATAGTCAACTCTATACATTGATGAAGATGAAGCGTTCTCATGGTATGTCCAGAGTGATTGATGATCCACAAGTATTCAACGATCTGTTTCCTGACATTGATCCTCAGTTTCTATTCGTGACTGCCGGCTATAACTTCCGAAACACTGAACTAGGTGCTGTACTTGGTCTTTCACAGTTGAAGAGATTGGATCAGTTCATTGATATAAGAAGAAAGAATTTTGACCGATATCATAAGATCATTCGTGACAGAAACGATATCTTTCACATTCCTTTCCCTGACACCGGCAACAGTTCTTTCTGTTTTCCATTCGTCGCAAAAGACAAGAAGATAAAGAACGACCTGATACATGAGTTGATCATGAATGGTATTGAGTATCGTCCAGTTGTGGGCGGTAATTTGCTCCGTCAACCATATCTTTCAAAGTATAATATGATGGTGTGTCCGAATGCTGATATCGTACATGAGAATGGCATATACATAGGCAATAACCAGTTTGTTGGTAAAAAAGAACTGGATCTACTTGAACAGATAATTGGAGATTTGTGATGAGCAATAAGATTATTGCAGAGATGCTTGATATTACAATCAAGCAGTATGTGAACGAAAAATTAGATATGAAGTCTATGTGGGGTGTTGAACCACCTGATTATGCTGCATCTGATAGCATTGGTGAAGTGTTAGAGAAACTGGCTATACTTCACATTCGCACATGGCACCTTGAAGATGCTATGCAGGCGGCTAAGTCTGATGAAGAACTGGCTGATCTAAAGCGCAAGGTTGATATCTGTTTTAAGGTTAAGAGGCCTAAGCTCGTTGCCGCATTGAATGCAATCATTGATGACGCTATCGTGAATGCCAAAACTCTCCGTGAAAATTCTGTTAAGCTGTATAAGGGCATTCAATGACTAAACTTTGTTTCTTCAATTTCTATCACAATGGTGACCTGTTTCACAGCAAGCCGTTTGTGCGTGAAGTTATCTCTGCTTTAGGTAAAGAGAACGTTCAATACGCACATGAGAAAGATCCAAAGGTGTTACAAGACCTAGAGATAGGTTATGCTAAAGTCAGAGGACTCACCGATAAGGTGAAGTCGTTTCATTGGGCTGAACAAGATGTGTTGTTAGTAAACACATGGATCGGATCATATTTTGATCTATATGAAGGTGAATGTACACTAAGCTTCAACATGAAGATGTGGAAACACATCTATGCGTTGATCAACCAGTATTTTCAGACAAATTTGAAATTGGGTCCTATAGAAGACTATATGCCGTATGTCGATTATAGCAAGTTCAAGGTTGACCAGATTGATGATTGGTTGAATACAAACAGCAATACAAAGATACTCTTCTCAAATGGTGTTGTGTTATCAGGACAATGTGAGTACACTGGTGACATGGCAGATATCATTGTAGAATCCGCTGAAAAGCATCCAAACATCACGTTTCTGACAACAAATCAAATTCGCACTAGCCTAGCAAACGTGATACATACAGCAGAGATTATTCGGTCAGATAACTGTGATCTGAATGAGATTGCATATCTCTCTCGCGCATGTAGCTTGATCATAGGCCGGAACTCTGGTCCTTTTTGTTTCGCTTCAACTGGTGAAAACTTGAATGATCCAAGCAAGACGTTCTATGCATACGGTATTAGACATTCAGATTGCTTTACAATGGGAATTCTTGTTAAATCAAACTATATCTTTGAGAAGTATGAGGATTATGATGCTATCAAAGAGACAATCAAAAAGTTGATTTCCGCATACGTTTAGTGTAACATTGGTACATTCAACAAAAAGAGGAAAACATGGCTGGCGTCTATGTAGAAGTTGAGCTTGATGAATTTAGTGATGAAGAACTTCTGTCAGAAATGCGTTGCCGCGGTTATACCGTAGGCTCTGACATGGATAATATTGTCACAATTGAACATTATTGGAATCGTGGTCAGAAGCAAGAAGCACTGATCCATCTCGAAAGGTATTTTCCTGAGCTTCGAGGAATCTCAAGGCTTCTTGTATAAATAGAAACATGCGGGTATGGTATATGGGTGGTGCCTCAGCCTTCCAAGCTGATGAGGACCGGTTCGAATCCGGCTACCCGCTCCACTCAAAATAATGAGGTATAATATGATTTGGTTTATAGTTTTGAATATCGTAATGAATGACGGTTCAGTCTATACTAACGTTCACTTCCCTAACTCAGCAGAATATAATAACGAACAGTCCTGTAACGAAGCAGGCCGATTACTTGTAGATCAAAAGCAGGTAGAAATCGGTACAAATGCAGGTAAGACATACTATATTTGTCACTCAATCTCAGCAGATGAAATTAAGGCGGCGACAAAGAAGCCTGGTCAAGATATCTAATGAACTATGTCTTCGATGTTGATGGCACTCTTACTCCATCAAGAGAACATATTGATGATGAATTTGAGAAGTTCTTTCTGAACTTCTGTAAGACACATCCTGTCTACATTGTTACAGGTTCAGACTACAAGAAAACCGAAGAGCAATTGGGTTCTGATATCTGCTATGCAGTCGAAGGAATCTTCAATTGCTCTGGTAATGTCTTGACAAAGAGAGGTATTAGAGTATACCAGAATATTTTTGTTCTTACTGAACAAGAAAGAGAAGCTCTTGAAAAAGAAACAATGATTTCAGGTTTCTCTGTTCGAACTGGCAAACATATTGAACTACGTATTGGCACTGTCAACTTTTCTATAGTTGGTCGCAATGCAAATAAAGTGCAGAGACAACAATACATTGAATGGGACAATGCTACAGACGAACGTAAAATAATTTGTCAAAGACTTAACAGTATGTTCCCACGACTTGAATGTGTGGTTGGTGGTGAAACAGGCATTGATATCTTTCTGAAGGGTAAAGACAAGTCTCAGATTGCAAAGTATGTATATCCTTTCATGTTCTTTGGTGATCGGTGTGAAACTGGCGGCAATGACCATTCAATTTATATGCTTGCAGATCACGCGCATTGGGTGAGAGACTGGCAAAATACGTATGATATTTTGAGAGATATATGTGATGAAGAACGAAGACAAGCAACCCTTGTATAATTATATTGTCAGACAAATTGACGGTCTTGCATATGATATGAATTGTGATTTGTTTGACGGCTGGTATAAAGAGAAGTGTCGAAACACACTAAGAGAAATTCGAGATCACATTAATAAGGCATTAGAGAAATGAAAGTACATATTGGACCATACGTAGATAATCGCTACGTTGCTACTTTTCATTACAAGTACATGAACAACAAGTACAAGTATGAATGGGAAGAAAGCACAACTAACTTTGAGAAGGTTCTTGAAAAGCTTGAAGACTGGTGTCAGATTGTTTTAGATGCAACAATCAATAAGCTTGTTGTCAATCGCAAGCGTAAGATCAATGTTCGCATTGATAACTATGATACTTGGTCGATGGATCACACGCTGGCACATATCATTCTTCCTATGTTGAAGCAGCTTAGAGATACAAAGCACGGTAGCCCCTTTGTAGATAAGGAAGATTTGCCGGAACATCTTCGTTTCTCTGAAAGAGAGAGTGCAGTTTTTGATCACGGCTATTATGACAAGAGTTTGAATGCTTCTCAAGAAGAACTTGAAGCAACAGATGAAAAGTTTCAATCTCAGTGGATTTGGGTTCTTGACCAAATGATCTGGAGTTTTGAGCAGGAGCTTGATGAAGATGAAGAGCATAAGAACTTCTATGATCCTTATGCTCCTGATGAAGTAATTGAACCTCGCATGTACAGTGTTTTGAAAGCTGATGGCACTGTGGTTGAAAAAGAAGAATCATTTTGGTCAAAAAAGCGCGAACGTGAGCGTGGTAAGTTTAACAAAGAAAAGTATGACG